GAAACAGGTATCAGCTTAAAGTCTATTTTCCTAACTATAAAATCTTGTAAAGAAAAAATACGTCAATCGGTAGGCGATGATTATACCGACTTTTTAAACGAAGAATTTGAATTAATTTAATATGGCAAAAAGAAAAGCAACAGGTTTAGGTGATACAATCGAACAAATCACGGAAGCCACAGGAATCAAAAAGTTAGTAGAATTTGTAGCAGGTGAGGACTGCGGATGCGAAGAACGTAAGAAGAAGCTCAATGAGTTATTCCCTTACCGCAACCCGAAGTGCCTACTCGAAGACGAATACAACTATTTAAGCGAAACTAATGTATTGTACAAGGACACTTTAAAACCAAGTGAGCAAGACGCAATCCTAAAGATTTACAACCGTATCTTTGGAATCAGCAGAGAGCCTACTTCTTGTGCTACTTGTTGGATGGAGATTATCGACAAAATGAAAAAGGTCTACGCAGAATACAAATGAGATACTATCTTTTAGACTACGGAAGAGACCTGATTGAGTATGCTCACGAAATGTCAGCGAGGATACGAAAAGACGGACACCACCTCATCGAATACTTTACCGATGCAGATGGACTGATGTGTTTAGAAGAGATAACGGAAGACGAATTTTTAGACCACTTTAAGAAGGTAGAAGCACACTATAAAAACACGAAATAAATAATGGCAAAAGTAGGAAGACCAAGAAAGATAGATAGCCCTGAACATCTATTAGAGCTATTCAAAAGCTACAAACTATGGGTAAAAGAAAACCCAAGATACAAATACAACCTAAACCAAAGGACTGGTGATATGGTTGCAGAACCACTCGAATGCCCACTCACAATGGAAGGCTTCGAAGTCTACTGCTTCAATAAGTTTGAGCTTACCGTATCGAACTACATTCAAAATCAAAACAAAGCGTACGACGAATTTTATGCTATCTCTACACACATAAAGCGAGAAATCCGACAAGACCAAATCAACGGAGGCTTGGTAGGGCAGTACAACGCTAACTTAACCGCACGTTTAAACGGACTCACGGAGAAGACCGAGAACACAATCGTCACCGAGCAACCACTATTTAACTTTGATTCTTTAAAGAAAAATGACTAACTATTACGTATATACTCACAACAACATAAAGACAGGTAAATGCTTTTATGTAGGTATCGGAAAAAATGATAGGGTGTTTGATGGTGGAGGAAAACGCAATCAAAAATGGAAGCGATATGTTTGGGATAACAACGGATTTCAATTCCAAATAATTGTAAACGGAATCACCAAAGAGAAAGCATTAGAGATAGAACGTAATTGCATTTTAAAGTTAGGTCTTGAGAACTTATGTAATATTGTAGGTGAAGAAGGAAATAGCACGGCATTTAAGAAAGGTCTTATACCTTGGAACAAAGGATTGAAAAATGCACAAGCACCATCAAGCAAGAAAGTAATTTATAATGGTGATTTATTTGATTCGGTAAATAAGTTAATAGAGCATTTGCAAATCGGCACAACTACTTTTTACAGGAGACTGAAGAAAGGTCAAATTCAAATAGAATATGTTTCAAGTAACTACTGCAATTAAAAAAATACTTGCACTTAACAAACGTGTAAAAATTATTCAGGGAGGAACAAGTGCGGGTAAGACATTTTCAATTTTACCAATACTGATAGACAAGTGCGCTCGTGAAAAAGGATTAGAGGTATCAGTAGTTGCCGAGACTATACCGCATTTGCGCCGCGGTGCATTAAAAGATTTCCTGAAAATTATGCGATGGACTGGTAGGTTTGTTGAGGATAGATTTAACGCAACCCTATTAAGATACGAATTTGCCAACGGAAGCACGATGGAGTTCTTCTCTGCTGATAACGCATCTAAACTACGAGGAGCGAGGAGAGACATCTTGTACATCAACGAGTGCAACAACGTAACCTTTGACGCTTACCTTGAGCTTTCCATCCGTACAAAGAAAGAGATTTACCTTGACTTCAACCCTGCGAATGAGTTTTGGGTTCACACCGAACTAAAAGACGAACCTGACGCAGACTTTATTATCCTTACATACAAAGACAACGAGGCACTTGATGAGAGTATTGTCCGACAAATTGAAAAGAATCGTGACAAGGCGGTTACGTCTAACTATTGGGCTAACTGGTGGAGAGTTTACGGACTTGGAGAAGTAGGTATGCTTGAGGGTGTAGTGTTTGGCAATTGGAAAGAGATTGACAAGCTACCTGATGACGCACGACTCATAGGCATAGGGCTTGACTTTGGATACACGAATGACCCGACCTCTGCAATTGAGGTGTATAATTGGAACGGAAAACGAATAGTAAACGAACTTGTTTACCGCACAGGAATGTTGAACTCTGACATCGCAAGAATACTTCCGTCTGCCGTTACTATCTACGCTGATTCAAGTGAGCCGAAATCTATTGACGAAATTAGACGCTACGGAAAGACGATTAAGGGAGTGACAAAGGGTAAGGATTCTATCCGATATGGAATTGACGTAATGCAGCAGCAAGAGTATTTAGTCACCAAGCAAAGTACAAACCTAATCAAAGAACTTCGCTCCTATTGTTGGGATGTAGATAAAAACGGAGTAAGGCTAAAAAACCCTGCAGGAGGCAATGACCACGCTATAGATGCACTTCGATACCACGAGATGGAGAATCTCGGCTTAAATTCAAACTATGGACAATACGCAATCCGATGAGCTGCCTCGTATGAAGGCAATCGTTGAGGAATACATCTACAAACGAACTGGCAGAAAGATTCATATAGTCTTTGACGATGTGTTCTCAATGCGTAAACACGCTCAAATGTTAGCTCAAGCGTACTCGTATGTCCTTGCTCAAGAATACAAAAATGATTAATAACGTTATATAATTATGGAAATCCAAGTAAAAGTACCTACCTCACTAAACGAAATACCACTAAAACACTATGTGGATTTCCTAAAAGTGCAAGAAGGTAGCAACGATGAGGAATTTGTAGCTCAAAAGATGATTGAGATTTTCTGCGGCATCCGTTTAGCGGACGTAGCAAAGATTAAGATGACCTCACTCAACGAAATGGTAGCACACTTTGTTGAATTGTTTAGTCAGAAGCCTAAATTTCAGCAGACCTTTAGAGTTGGGGATATTGACTTTGGTTTTATTCCGAACCTTGAAGAAATCACATTTGGTGAGTACGTAGATTTGGAGAGCCATTTGCAGAGTTGGGAGACCTACAATAAGGCAATGGCGGTAATGTACCGACCTATCAAAACACGAATCAAAGACAAGTACGAATTACACGAGTACGTCCCAAGTAAAGACCACCAAGAGCTGATGCAGTTTGCGCCACTTGATGTTTGCATTGCAGCATCGGTTTTTTTTTACAATTTAGGAAACGAGTTACTGACGGCTACCCTGAATTATTTGGAGAAGCAGATGAAGAAGGACAAGAACCTGTCAGCGACTTTAGCGAAACAACTCAATTTGCCAAACGATGGGGATGGTATCAGTCAATATATGGACTCGCTAAAGGAGACGTTACGAAGTTCGATGAGATTACAAAGCTCCGACTTACTAAATGTCTCACCTATCTCACCTTCGAGAAGCAAAAAAACGAAATTGAACAACGACAACTCCAAAGACAAATGAGACGATGAAAGGATTCTACACTATAACACAAGCCCTACAAACTCACTTCAATGCTGATGCACTGGTGAACACCGTAACCGAAGGAGATATCTTCGAGATAGACTTAAACAAGCAGACTATCTTTCCGCTTGTACACGTTATGATTAACAGCGCATCTTTCGAAACTAACGTGGTAAGATTCAATGTTAGCCTGATTGCAATGGACATTGTAAACATATCCAAAGAGGCAACTACTGACGGCTTCAGGGGAAACACGAATGAGCAAGATGTCCTAAACACTCAATTAGAAATCCTAAACCGAGCTTATGCACAAATGCTACACGGCACAATGTGGGATTCACAAGTCGTAGTAGACGGTAACCCTAACTGCGAACCATTTGTAGAGAGATTCGAGAACAACCTTGCAGGATGGACTATGACATTTGACGTTTTGATTCCTAACGAGGTAACAATCTGCTGATGGAACAAAGCGAGGTAAAGAAATCTTTAGAGCGTTTCCGTAACCACGTTATTAGCGTATCTAAACGCAACTTAACAAACCAACGAAAGAACGTATCCAAGAGCTTGTACAACTCCATCAAAGGGGATGTAAAGGCTATGCCTAACTCTATCTCGCTTCAGTTTTCTATGGATTATTACGGAGCGTTTCAAGACTTGGGTGTCAAGGGTAAAAATAGTTCAGATAAAGCACCTAAATCTCCTTACAAATTTGGTAAAGGCACAGGTAAAAAAGGCGGGCTGACAAAAGGCATCTTTAATTGGGTTAAAAAAAGACGGATTCAATTTAAGGATAGAAAATCAGGAAGGTTCTTGAGCTATGAATCTACTGCGTTTCTAATCACACGAGGAATCTACAACAAAGGAATGAAACCGAGTATGTTCTTTACCAAACCATTTGAGGCTGCTTACAGGAATCTACCTGACGAACTGGTAGCATCTTTCGGCTTGGATGCAGAAAAACTATTCAACCAACAAATTGATAATATACTTAAGAAATAATGGCAACAATTAACGCAAGGAATCCGTACATAGTTACGATAAACGAAACATCGCAGATAGAGACAAAGCTGCAAATCTTTCTTTGGAACGGCACAGGTTCAATGCCTGCTTCACCTACTTACACATTGAGTAAGAAGATACCTTCGTCAAACAATCCTGCGACTTACTACGACGTTTCGCCTTATATCCGTGAGTATATAGACCACGATACACTTCAAACGATTACAAACGTAATTACGGCTACTCCAACAACGCAATGGTGCAACGTAGGCTTAAAGCTATTTAAGAAAATTACTACGTCTTTTGTTCAGGTAGGAAGCACTCAAACGCATTTTGGTGTTGACGGATATGGCTACTATGAAGAAGGCTACAACCCTGCGCTCGGAAACTATTTACTCTCATCAGGCACATACACCTACAACTATGATTTGAGCGGTGAGTATGGATGGCTAACGCTATACACAGGCAGCGGAAACTCTGCCAAATACACGAACCTATCTACAGGCGCTACAACAACGACAGGACTTACTAATAACGTGTGGAGAGACATTCCAAGAGTGCTATCAACATATGCAGCAGTAGGCAACAAGTTAGAAATCATTGACGGCAGCGCAGCGGTATTATTTACGGCTACGTTTCAACCTAAAATTGAATGTAAGTATACTCCGGTTCAGTTAGACTTTGTCAACAAGTTTGGAGCTTGGCAACGTGAATGGTTTTTTAAGGCAAGCAACGATAGCTTGGGAATTGAAAACACGGAGTATAATTTGATGCAAACTCGCTACCCTAATTACTCAACTTTGGAAGGTCAGAGAGCGGTATTTAATGCCAACGGAAAGAAGATGATTCGTGTAAACACGGATTGGGTTAGCGAAAGTTTTAAAGAGGTGATTCAGCAGTTGATGCTATCGGAAAGAATCCTGATTAACAAGAAGCCTGCTAAACTAAACACCAAAAACACGGAGTTATTCAAGAGCATTAATACGCATATGATTAACTACCAACTTGAGTTTGAATTTGCTTATGACGTTATCAATTCAGTAGTCTAATGAGAAAGGTACAACTCTACATAGAAGGCAATCGCATTGAGCTATTCAATGACGAGCAAATCCAGGTAACAAGCTCCATCCAAAACGTTCAGGACATCTCTAAAACGTTTACGGATTTCTCACAAGGATTCACCGTGCCTGCATCGGATGTCAACAACGTATTCTTTGAGCATTGGTATAATAGTGATATTGATTTCACAACGGACAACAACCTACGAAAAGACGCATACATAGAAATCAACCTAACTACCTTTCGTAAGGGAAAAGTACAATTAGACGGAGCAACGCTAACCAACGGCAAGCCGAGTTCATACAAGCTCACTTTCTACGGAGAAGGAGTAACGCTTAAAGATACCTTTGGAGAGGACTTACTTTCTGATTTAGACTATATTGATTACACGCACGAGTTTACGTCTGCGGAGGTTTTAGCACGCATAGAGGATGCCAATAACACCTACGATGTAAAGTATCCGCTAATCACTTCTTATCGCATTTGGGAGTATCAATCGCAGTCAGTAGAACCGCCTACACCTAACACGTCAACAGGTACGTCTACAAATAACGACATTCATACAAATTCGGGAGCTATAAATAAAAACGAACTATTCCCTGCCCTACGAGTTGCGAGAATCTTTGATTTAATCCAAGCTAAATACGGCATAACTTTTCAGGGCGCTTTCTTGCAAGATGAGAGATTCACGGATTTGTTTTTATGGTACAAGAGCAAAGAGGTTTTCAACTTGTTAACTGCGGCAACTAATTTAGATTTTACTGCTAAAAGTTCAGTACCTGTAACCTCAACACCAAATTATGCAGAGGTCGCAGCTTATCTTACAAACGCAGTTGATTTATCAACCAATACTATTCACGTAGAAAATACAATTATTGATATTTTTACGCATTTTATTACTTTAAATGTCACCACGTTAAGCGCAGGAGTTACTGCTTATGTTGATGTCTACCAAAATGGTAACTTGTATCAAACAGTTATCATAACTGCAACAGGTATTCAACAACCTATTGAGATAGCAAATGCCATAGGTTTAGATAACTTAATGACATTTGAGATTAGGGCAAATAATTCAGCGAGTGTTGCGATGTCAATTGACTACCAAGTTTCAGGTGTAGTTGAGGATTCTTTTGGAGTACCTGTAAGTTTTTCAAATAAAATCACAATAAGTGTTGCGAGTTTAACATTGATTGCTAACATTGACTTATCTACTTTAGCTCCTGTTATGAAAATAGCTGATTTCTTTTCAGGGATTCTCAAGGTGTTTAATATGACGGTCTACTCAATCACGGACGGAGAGTATTGGGTTGAGCCGTTAGATGACTGGTATTCGAAAGGCGCAGTTGTAGACGTTAGCGAGTACGTTGATGTCAATACGATTGAACACACAAGAATGCCGCTCTACAAAAAGATTTCTTTCAAGTACCAAGATTCAGAGTGCGTATTAAACAAGTATTTTGCTACGACATTCAGCAAGGCTTACGGAGACACGACATATCAGTACAACTATGATGGCGGTGAGTTTGTAGTTGAAGTACCTTTCGAGAATTTACTTCAGCAGAAATTTAACGGCACGCAGCAACTGCAAGTTGGATACTCTTTGAACTCGGAGTTTGCTCCATACATACCAAAGCCAGTTCTATTGTATCAGTACCGAAATCAAGAGAGCAATTTTAAATGGGCTAACGATGGCGGAGGGCATAGCACGGTTGTTGACTATACTCCGTTTGGGCAGGACTTGCTCTACAATAACACGGACTACACTTTAAACTTTGCGCCTGAAACAAGTACGCTACTTAACTACCCTATCCAAAACACACTCTTTGCTAATTACTATTTCAGCTACCTGTACAACCTTTACAATTTAAAGCAGCGTTTGGTTAACATCAAAGCAAAACTACCTGTGAGCTTATTGACAGGATTGCAGTTAAACGATAGACTTGTAATTAGAGATAGAAGGTATATCATCAACGAGATGAGAACGAACCTCACTACAGGAGACGCAGAGTTGCAACTCATCTTGGATTTTAGACCGATTGTAAACTCTACAAACCCAAACCCGAAAGTATCTACTGAAGGTGGAAGCGTTAAGTACCTAATCAACCTACCAAACAACGCAGTACAAGCATCTTTTTCGTGTTCTGATACTGACGTAACGTTCTCACCAAATCCGATGACCTCAAGCGGTTCATTGACGATAGGTTTGCCGAGTGGTGCAGCAGGCACGGTTTATACTATCGTAGTTACATATACGTATTTAGACGGAAGTACAACAACTGAATCTTTTTATATTATACAATGATAAAGCAAATAATAGCAATGCTACAACTTGACAACTTCTACGGAGAATCCGAGTTGATTGACATAGCCAAAGGAAAACACGAACTGACAAGCTCTACAAAAAAAATGTGGAAACAACAATTAAGAAAAAAACTATACAATGGCAGAGACAAGAAAAATTAAGATTGACGTTGAATCAAACGCAGACGAAGCAGCAAAAGACTTTAAGAAAGTTGCTGATAATATTGATGACTCAACCGATAGCATTAAGAGGCTAAACAAAGAGGTTAAAAAAACGGATACTGCATCTGATGGTGCTTCAGGTGGATTTAAGAAATTAAGCTCTGCTGCTAAAGGAATCGGAACTGCATTAAAGGCTTCGGGTATTGGTTTAATCATTGGTGCGTTAGCTGGTCTTAAATCAGCATTTGAAAGCAACTCGGAAACCGCACGAGGCTTCTCTATAGTATTAGAAACAATATCCATACTCTTTAACCAAACAGTTGGTGCAATTGTAGATGCAGTAAAGGCGGCTTATGATGCAACAGGTGGTTTTAATGCATTAGGCAAAGTATTGGGTGGCATCTTAAACATCGCACTTACTCCGCTAAAACTTGCTTTCTACGGAATTAAATTAGGTGTTCAAGAACTTCAGTTAGCTTGGGAGAAATCATTTTTGGGAGATAAAGACCCGAAGACAATTAAGGAACTCCGTAAGAATATTAAAGAAACTCAAAAAGATATTGACAAAGTAGGTAAGGACTTTATGAAGTCAGGTAAAGATATCTACGAAAACTTTGGTGAAGCCGTTGGAGAAATGGTTGTTTTAGGAGTTAAAGGTGTTGAACAAATCAGCAAGATATCTATAAAGGGCGCTATTGCTCAAGCAAGTGCGTTAGTTGATGCAAGAAACGCAGCAGCAGTTGCAGCAGCAGCTCAAGGAGTATTGATTGAAAAGTACGATAGAACCGCAGAGAAATTACGTCAAGTCCGAGATGAGGAGCGTAACTCTATCACCGAAAGAATGCAAGCGAACCAAGACCTAAAAAAGGTTTTAGATGACCAAGAGAAGGCAATGTTGGCGCAGGCAGATTTACAAATTCAAGCTGCCCAGTTAGAATACAATAAAAATAAGAATACCGAGAATCAAGTTGCTTTATTAGAAGCACAAGCAAACAGGCAAGGAGTATTAGCACAAATTGAAGGTCTGCGCTCCGAGCAGTTAGCAAATGACCTTGCGCTACAACGTGAAGCGGATGAGCTTACAAAAACACGTACTGAATCAGAGATAACTTTAGCTTTAGAAAGAGAAAAGGCAGGTGCAGAGTTTATATCAACGGAAGAGCAGAAGTTAGAAAAGCTAATTGAGATTGCCAACAAGGAACGAGAGCTACAACTCAACCGCTTACAAGAGCAAATTGACATCCATAAAGAAGGAACGGCAGCAAGACTTGAGGCGGAGATTGAATACAATGAGCAGAAGCAAGCGTTAGACATACAAATTGAGCAGTATGAGAATCAACTATCTGCAAAACGCATAGAAACCCAAAAGGAAACCAATGCTAAAATAAAAGCGGATGACGAAAAGTTAAGAGCAGCGCAGATAAATATGGCGCAAACAGGTTTGTCAATCATCGCAGACCTTGCTCAAGAGTTTGGTCAGAAAAACGAAGAATCAGCAAGGAGAGCGTTTAAAGTACAAAAGGCAGCAAACCTTGCCTCTGCAATTATAAGCACTTACACGGCAGTAAACGCAGCTTTAACGGCAGGTGGTAACCCTGCAAAGTTGGCAACTGGTGCGCAATTTATTGAAGCAGGTGTCGCATTGGCTACAGGTTTAGCAAGTGTAGCTAAAATTGCAAAAACTAAATTTGAAACAACTGCACCTGATAGCACCGATGTTGGTGGTGGTGGTGGCGGTGGCGGTAGCGTTATGTCTCCAAACTTCAATGTGGTAGGTAGTTCAGGAATGAATCAGCTTGCGCAAATCCAACAACAACCAATTCAAGCGTATGTTGTAAGTGGTGAGGTGACATCGGCACAGGCACTTGACCGCAATAGAATTAAAAACGCAACATTGTAACCTAAAAACGTTATTTTATTATGAATGTATTAGAGCTAATCATTGACGAAAAAGACTTTCAAAGCGGTATCAATGCCGTTTCAGTAGTCGAATCACCTGCCATAGAAGAGAACTTTGTAGCGTTAGCAAAACACGAAGTGGAACTCAAAGAAATTGACACCGAGAAACGTATCCTAATGGGTGCTGCATTAATTCCTAACAAGAAGATTTACCGCAGAAACAAAGAGGAGGAGTTCTATATCTACTTTTCAGAGAACACCGTCCGTCAAGCTATGGAGTTATTCTTTAAGAAAGGCAATCAAAACAACGCTACCTACGAACACAAAGACGCTATCAAAGGAATGAGCGTAGTAGAATCTTGGCTAATTGAAGACGAAAAGATGGACAAAAGCCAGTTGTACGGATTCAACCTACCAAAAGGAACTTGGATGATTTCTATGAAGGTAGATAACGATGAGGTATGGAACGATGTAAAAGAAGGCAAGGTAAAAGGATTCTCAATTGAGGGATACTTCGCTGACAAGATGCCTGACTCACCTCGTGAGGAGCAAGAGAAACACGCAATTATCGAACAACTTAAAGACTTATTAAAATAAAAACGATGAACAATATCCTAAACAAAATTGCTCAAATGGAGCGTAACGCAGCAGAGATTAAAGGTGTAGAACTCGCTAAACACGAAGTAGAGTTCAGTATTGCAGATGATTCAAAACAATTAATCAATAAGTATTATGGTTTGACTGATACAATTAATTCTAAATATTCTGCTATTAGTAAAGAGATTAGAATGCTGACTGATAAAATAGATGAAGCGGTCAAATTGTCAGATGAAATGCCAAAAGTAATTAATAAATATGAGCAGCTTGCTAAAGAAATAGGTGTTAATGTGGATAATATTCAAGAACTAAAAGATATGAAACTGGCTATAAAAGATGTAAATCAATATAAATCATTATCTACTAAATTAAAAGCATTATAATATGAAATTCAAAACACCAAGTAAAGCAAGTCCTCGTCAAGGTTCAAGACGTGGCTGCCTATGCGCAGACGGAAAATACTCAACCAAATGTTGTGACGGAAGTTTAGAGGCACAAGGCATCGGAAAGACGGAAGGAACAGGAGACACCGTTACAAGAACTGAAGTAAGCGGAGTGAGAACTATCGTACGTCAAAACGGATAAAAACGCAACAAGTAATCTATAAATCGTTATATACATATGAACACAATGAAATCAGTTTACAACAAGCTATTTAAAGAGGAAACTCAATTGGCTTCACACGAGGTTGAGTTAGCTACAGTACAATCAGTAGACAAACTTGACGTTGCTGCATTGAAATTGAGAGACAAATCTCAAGCTAACGTAAAAAAAGCAAAGGATGCTTTAATCAATGCTAATAATTCTATCGGAGAAACATTGGCTGCATTTGAAAAAGTAGTAGTTGAGGTTGATGCTTTGGAAAAACAAGCAAAAGATTTAGGTTTAGGTTTACCAACTGAAGCAAGAAGAGCAAAAGATTCAGCAGTCAGAGAAATTGGCATTTACAATAGTTTAAGAACTGCAATCAATGCTGCTAAATTTTAATAAATAAAATACAAATGAACGAAAAATCAATCCTAAACAAAGTCCGCACACTTCTTGGAATGGAAGTGAAGTTGGAAACTATGCGCCTTACTGATGGTGTATCTATGCTTGAAGCAGAAGTATTCGAAGCAGGTCAACCTGTGTTTATCCTAACTGAAGACGAACAACGTATCGCACTTCCTGTAGGTGAGTATGAGTTGGAAGATATGCGTATCCTTGTAGTAATCGAAGAAGGTGTAATTGCTGAAATTCGTGAAGCTGCTGCTGAAGAAGAAGTAGAAGTAGAAGACGAAGTTGAAACAGGTAAAATGCCTGAAGAAGAAATGGCACAAGAGCCTGCTGCACCTACTGCAAAGAAAATCATAGAATCAGTAACTAAAGAATCTTTCTTTAGCGAAATCGAAGCCTTGAAAAAAGAAAACGAAGAGTTGAAAGCTAAACTCGTATTATCATCTGAAGTTGCAGAAGAAGTTGCACCAGTTGAATTGAGCGAAGAGCCTAAACCTATTTCATTCAACCCTGAAAACGAAACTAAAGTAGAAGTAATGCGCCTTGCTAAAAATCGCAGTCGTTCTACAATGGATTCAATCCTTGAGAAATTCAATAATATTTAATAACTAAAAAACCAAAAAAAATGAGTACAACATTTACATCAGTATCTAACGATGTTTTACGTCAAGTAGGCGTAATTGAAACATTGACAGGTGCAACAACTTTAACTGCTGAAGATAGCGGTAAAGTATTTATTCTTAACGCTGCTGCAGGTGCGCAAGTTACACTTCCTGCCGTTGCTGACGCTTCAGGACATCAATACCGTTTTGTTGTAGGTGCTTTATTTGCAACTACTGCTTGGACTATCAAAGCTGCTTCTAACAAAATTCAAGGTGGTGTTATTGTCAATAGCACACTTGTTCCTGCTGCTGACGAAAACACAATCACTTTCTCTGCTTCTGCTGACACAATCGGTGACTTCGTAGAATTGAATTGTGATGGTTCTAACTGGTATGTATCAGGTATGGGAACTTCTGCAGGCGCAATCACATTAACTGTAGTATAAACGAAATTAAATAATTAAATAAAATGGAAAAAATTAATCTATCGACTACTCAAAGCATCAGCACAACATATGCTGGTGAGTTTGCAGGTAAGTACATTGCAGCAGCTTTATTGTCTGCTCCAACCCTTGACAAAGGCGGTATCACTATTATGCCTAACGTCAAATATAAGCAAGTAATTAAGCGTGTGGCTACAGATGACATCATCCGTAACGCATCTTGCGATTTCGACCCTACGTCTACTATCACATTGACAGAGAGAGTGTTACAGCCCGAGAGCTTCCAAGTTGCGTTACAATTGTGCAAGTCAGACTTTCGCAGCGATTGGGATGCCATTCAAATGGGTTACTCTGCATTTGACGTTCTTCCTAAATCTTTTGCTGATTTCTTAATCGCACACACTGCCGAGAAAGTTGCTGCAGGTATGGAGACTTCGATTTGGAGAGGTGTTAACGCAACTGCAGGTCAGTTCGCAGGTATAATGACACAATTGACTACTGATGCTGCTTTGCCAGCTGCACAAGAGATTGCAGGTACTACAGTAGATGCTTCTAACGTTATTGCTCAATTAGGTTCTATCGTTGATGCTTGTCCTGCTGCTATCTACGGAAAAGAAGACCTTACTTTGTATGTATCTAACAACATCTATCGTGCTTATGTACGTGCATTGGGTGGCTTTGCTGCTTCAGGTGTCGGTGCTAATGGTTACGATAACAAAGGTACAAACCAAGTATTGAACGACTTGTATTTTGATGGTGTTCGTATCTTTATGGCTAACGGTCTTGCTAACAACACAGCTCTTCTTGCTCAAAAATCTAACTTGTACTTCGCAACTGGTTTGTTGAACGATATGAACGAAGTTAAGGTTTTAGATATGGGTGATATCGATGGCTCACAAAACGTACGTGTAGTTATGCGTTTCACCGCAGATGCTAAATACGGTTTTGCTTCTGACGTTGTTACTTACGGAATCACAAACTCTGCTAACTAAAATTAGCTGATTTCAAATAATCGGGGAGGGGTTTTCGCTCCTCCCTTTTTTATAACATTTAAAATCTAAAAAATATGTGCGAAATAACAACAGGTAGACTCGAAGTATGTAAAGACGTAGTAGGAGGAATTGACGCTATCTATTTCATTAACTACGGAGACTATACTTTCCCAACTGACGTAACTTACGTTTCTACAACGGATACAATTGAAGCAATTGCAAACGTAACATCACTTTACAAATACCAACTTAAAGGTACGAACTCTTTTGACCAAGTAATCACGACTTCACGTGAGAACGGAACTTCATTTGTAGAGCAGACTTTGTCAGTTACTTTAAAGAAACAAGATGCCGCTACACACAAGACGGTTAAGTTATTGTCTTACGGACGTCCTAACGTAGTAATCAAAACACGTAACAACCAATTCTTCCTTGCAGGTTTAGAACACGGAATGGAATTGACTACTGCTAACGTGTCAAATGGTGTTGCGATGAGTGACATGGTTGGTTATACCTTGACGTTTGTAGGTACTGAAAAAATCCTTGCCAATCTATTAGATTGCACAGGTGAAACAGGTGCTACAGGTCTTGCAGGAACTGCGGGTAGCGTATTTGGTGCGACTACTACCATCGTTGCTTCTTAATCTTTTTTTCATAGCGTTAAAGGGGAGGCTTCGGTCTCCCTTTTTTATTTGGAAACAAAACCAATTCTGAACGTTATTATAGTATGATAGTTTTAACTACATCTACATCAGCGCAGACGTTCTCATTCATTCCGAGAGGTTCATTCAATACAATGATTCTTACGGATGACCAAACAAACACACCTGCAACTATTACAATCACCAGTTCAACGCAAGGAGACTACGTAAACACAATTACTGCATCCTTCGCATTAAAAGAAGGACACTTCTACGACTTGGTTCTAAAACAAGGAACTGACATCGTATACAAAGACCGAATTTTTTGTACTGACCAAAACATCGTGAACTTCTCGGTAAATTCAGGTGAGTACGTTTCAAATACAACCGCAAATACATACATCGTATATGAGTAACATACACGTTTTAAATCTATCCGCTTACACTACTCCCGTTATTCAGGAGAGCAAGCGTGAGGCTTGGGTAGATTACGGAGAATCTAATGATGCCTACCAATTTTTGATAGATAGATACACGAACTCTACAACCAATAATGCCATCATAAACAACATCGCACGACTTATCTACGGCAAAGGATTGTCAGCTACTGACGCTAACCGCAAGCCTAACGAGTACGCTCAAATGATGACCTTGATTTCAAAGGATTGTTTGCGTAAGATTGTTTTTGACCGCAAGTTATTCGGGCAGTTTGCTATTCAGGTACACTACAACGACAAGCACGACAAGATTCTCAAGGCTTACCATATCCCTGTAAACTTACTACGTGCTGAAAAATGCAATAAAGACGGAGAGATAGAAGGCTACTACTACTCGGACGATTGGACTGACATAAAGAAATATGTTCCTAAACGCTTCCCTGCGTTTGGATTTACAAATGAGAAGGTAGAAATCCTATTCAGCAAGCCTTATTCAGTTGGAATGAAATACTATTCCTACGTTGACTATCAGGGAGCAGTACCCTATGCACTTTTGGAAGAGGAAATATCCGACTACCTTATCAACGAAGTACAAAACGGATTCAGCGGAACTAAAGTAGTTAACTTCAACAACGGAGTACCTACATTAGAGCAGCAAGAAATCATCTCTGCGAAAGTTCTCGGCAAATTGACTGGTAGTAAAGGTCAGAAAGTAATCGTAGCGTTCAACGACAATATGGATACTCGTACAACGGTTGAGGATATACCACTAAATGACGCACCTGAACACTACACGTATTTAAGTGAAGAGTGCTTGCGTAAGATTATGCTTGGACACAACGTAACGTCACCGCTTCTTTTTGGTGTGGCATCGTCTAACGGATTCTCGTCTAACGCTGATGAGCTTGAGAACTCGTTTATCTTGTTCAACAATATGGTGATTAAGCCTTTTCAAGAGGAGATAATTGATGCCATTGACAAGATTCTATCATTTAACAACATCTCTTTAAACCTATTCTTCAAGACTCTCAAGCCGCTTGAGTTTGTAGACTTGGAAAATGCGGTAACCGAAGAGCAAGTTGCGGAGGAAACAGGTACGGAGTTAAGCGCACATATGCCAAAAGAAGTAGCCGAGCAGCTTATTGCGCTTGGTGAGACACCTGACGAGAATTGGCTTCTAATAGACGAAGCACCTGTAGACTATGATTCCGATGAGTTAGAGAACGAAATGCTCTCTAAAGAGCTTGAACCTACCTTAATGAGCAAGGTATGGAACTTTGTAAGCACAGGAGACGCTCGTCCTAACATCACATCAAAGCAAGATAAGGTCATTGACGGAATCAAGTTTATCACTCGCTATGTTTACGAAGGTAAGACTGGCGGTAAGAGCGGAAAAGGTAGAGACTTCTGCGAAAAAATGATGGGAGCTAAAAAAATCTATCGCAAAGAGGACATCCAAAAAATGAGTGGTCAGCAAGTTAACGCAGGATTCGGTCCTCGTGGTGCTGCTACTTATGACATTTGGCTTTACAAAGGTGGTCCTAATTGCTACCATAGATGGAATAAACAAGTGTATGCAACTTTTTCAGGCAAGGCATTGAACGTAGGTAGCAAAGAATTAAAGCAAGTAGCAGTTCGCAAAGCGGAGAAGTTAGGCTACGTTGTAAAGAATGAGGCTTTGGTTTCTACTCGTCCTTTTGATATGCCTGATAGAGGCTACTTACCTAAAAACGATTAATAATGGCAACGGCACTACTAATTACAAGAGACGATATAGTTCGTTTTACCGCAGTCAACGGCAATGTAGATACTGACAAGTTTATTCAGTTCGTTAAGATTGCGCAGGACATCCACATACAAACCTATTTAGGTACGAAATTACTTGAGAAGCTACAAACGTTAATTATCGCAAACACGCTTACAGGTAACTACGAGACGCTCGTGGAAACATACGTTAAGCCAATGCTCATCCATTGGTCAATGGTTGAATATCTTCCTTTCGCAGCTTATACAATCGCTAACAAAGGAGTTTACAAGCACTCGTCAGAGAACGCTGAAAACGTAGAGAAAAACGAAGTAGACTTCTTGTTAGAGAAAGAGAGGCAAATTGCTCAACACTACACGGAGCGTTTCATCAGTTATATGAGTTTCAACCAAGACTTATTCCCTGAATACAATCAAAACGTTGACCAAGATATGTACCCTGACACCACGAATAATTACACCAGTTGGTTTATATGAAAAAGAACAGACCGAAGGGTTTGAAGTATAGCCCTAAAAACACGAATGTAGAAAAATTACGAATCTATTTAAGCAAACAAGAAAATGGCAAATAGCAACGGATGGGGAGATGGCGCAGCAAACAACGCAATTGGTTGGGGGCAAGGCGCAGTCAACAACCTGATATCTTGGGGGTATTCTCACTTTGTATCTTGGGCAGGATTGACTGACATCGTAGGTTCTCCTGTACCTTCATTAATTTCAAACTTCCAAAACAGAGTAGCAAATGATGGGGGTGCTTTTGAGGCATCTTCGTGTTTAACTACGACTCTTAACAATCTTAAAAATATCGCTTAATGAGCCTACTTGATGACGCATCTTTATTAGTAACACCCAACGCAGAGAAGGCGGGTAAGTTGTATTCGATTATTCCTACCAACGGCAATGGGGATTTCACGGTAACTCGTGCGACTACTGCAACACGAACAAACTCAAGCGGACTTATTGAAAACTCACCCATCAATGAACCTCGCCTTGACTACTCACTTGGAAGCTGCCCTAACATCTTGCTTGAGCCGCAGAGGACTAACCTTGCGTTGAGAAGCGAGGAGTTTGATAATGCTTCGTGGATAGTAAATGCCACAACTATTTCAGCTAACTCAACTACTTCACCAAGTGGATTGAATAACGCAGATACACTAACGGCAGATGGTACTTCGTCAAATCATAGAATCTCTCAAAACATAAGTATTTCAGCAACTACTTATAGTTATAGTATTTACGCTAAAAAAAATACGAATAATTTTATCCAAATCAATACAGGTAATTCATTTGGGGGTATGTGGGCAAATTTTGATATAAACAATGGTGTGGTTGGAACGTTAGGAACTACAACAGGAACTACTCCAACTTCAAGTATTACAAGCGTTGGAAATGGTTGGTATCGCTGTAATATAACTTTTACATCAACTGCATCTGGCAATTCAGGAACTATTGTTTGTTCAATTGTTACATCTGCAAGTGCTGCAAGAGCAGAATCAAACACCCTTTCAACCTCCGTCTTCCTATGGGGCGCACAACTCGAAGCGGGCGCTTATCCAACCAGTTACATCCCGACAAGCTCGGCTTCAGTTACTCGAAATGCTGACGTAATCAGTCGAGGCAACATCTTCACAAATGGGCT